CACGTTTGTACCGATTTTAGAGCTTTTTGTAGTCGACTGGAATCCAGGATCTTCTACAATATCTCCGACTTTTAAGTTTTCCGAACGAAGACCCACGCGTCGTAAAAGAACCTGATCTTTCTTGAATTTATTATTTTTAGTAGCTTGAGTAAGCTGCTCAACAACCGACTCTAGCCCAGGGACATCTTTTCTGTCTTTTTCTGTAATTTCTTCCGGAAATCTTAAATACTTGTTAACTACCTTATTCCAGTCATTTCCAGTCCACATGAGTGCGTAAGCATTCTGAACATCACTAACGTCTCCGGTAGTGATATCTGTTTCAAGTAGTCCTGGTTTTACTTCTAGAGCAGGTTCTTCGTCTTTAACTTCATCTAAACGCGGGTCATCTTTGGAGTGGCCCTTGTTTACAAAGAACGGCGTGCCCATGAGTTCTTGCATGGTTGAAAGAAGTTTGATGTTTCGGTCGAAGTCATCACCAGAGTCTGCATTGTTTAGCATGTCTTGGTTAGAAAGATTTCTTAGATTAACGGCATCAAGTCCCCATTTTTCTTTACCGTCTTCGTCAGTGAACTTTATGAAAAGATCAGCAAAACGTCTCGACTCCGGGTTACCGTTTTTCCAGTTTTCCTCCCAAGAGCCTTCTCCATAAAGTTCGTTGTATTTATTAGGTATAGCACCCTGCTCTAGACCGTTAGCTTCGTAAAATGATGACCAGCCGGTTCCTTCACCAAATGGGTTAGAGTCCAAAGCGTAGTAATCAAAGTTAGCCATCGGTGCCAGGAATCGGAATGGGCTATTTCCGCCTAGTCTGCTAACCGAGTCAAGACTTGTGGAATCCAGCCACGGAGCCGTCTCGACTCGCTGCTTCTCCATGTCGCCGACTCGTTCGAAGCGTCCAGGCATGCTAGTGACATCTGGGGAAATAACAACCCCGAACTCATCTAAAGCTCCGCTAAATCCGAGAATACCTTGAACTTCGTCTGGCTTAGCTTTTACAATATATCTGCCTCGTACAGTATCTCCTGGACGCGGACTAGGGTTGTAGTCCCAGGCCATTTTCTTATCTAGAGATGCGTAACCTGCAGCAGCTTCTGCCGGATCGTCTTTGCCCATAAGTACGTTTCTATAGAAAGTAATTAGGCCATCTTTTTTAACTCCAAGAAACTTTTCGGCGTACTTTCTGTTTACTTCTTGGGCGAAAGGGTCTAGGTCTTTTAAAGAAGTCCATCTAGTTCCAGTACCTACTTGTTGAGCAGTTATGGCTCCCCAGAAATCGTCTTCTGTCTCGACGTCACCCATTCGGCCAGTACCGTCTTTATTTATAATAAATCTATTTTTTAAAAGATCTGGATTATCTTTTTTAATCTCATCAAAAAACTGCAGATACTGAGCACGCAGCCCCTGCTCGATATCGTTATATGTTCTAGCCATGGCAAAACGTCCCTGGCTTTTGGCATACTCTGCACCAGCATTACGAATTACCTGCATAGCTTCGTCGCCAGTTACTTCATCTTTAAGTTCCGGAGCCGGGGGCTTAGGGAGTTCTTTACCGGTTACGCGTTCGAAGTCTGCATCTGGAATAATAGCGTCGACTACCTCAAACTGGGTCGATGGGATTGGTAAATCCATGTCGCCTAGAATAGGGTGATTTTTTATACGAACTAGTGCGATGTTAGATGCAACGGCATCAATAATTTGCCCGTGACCCGAAACTCGACCTATGTTTTCTATCTCGACATCGAATAGTACGTCGCCATACATTTTGGCAAATCGCATAAGACGGTCTTTTAGCTGCCTACGCCAGAAGCCTTTGTTGGCACCCTCCCCGCCCGGAATATCCGGACCGGAATCAGCAACCAGTCCTAGGGGCTGAGCAGAATAAGGATTACCAGCACCTAAGACATCTCTTAGGTAGTCAGACACGGTTATCGAGTACCGAGTGAAGAGCGGAGCTGCCAGCTCCATCTCTTGTGCATGTCATCACGGCCAGCTAGGAAGTCGGCAATGCCTTGCTCGTTGCAGGCATCAGCCAACTGAAAAGCTCCGAGCACACATGCGTTGAGAGTGTTATTGATGTTTAATAGGGACTCAAGCATTTCGACGCAGTCGCCAAAAAGACGAGGCTCGTCTCCAAGACAAGTCATTTCAGTGAAGTCGGTTAGAAAATACGGAGAGTCATATCCGAGCTTACGAATGTATTCGGCTAGGGGATCTACAGCACTTTCAAAATCTTCGTAGATTTCACCAAAAAAATCGTGCATCTGAGTAAACTCGACACCCTTGACATTCCAGTGATATCCCTGGGCAATAGCCCTTGCGGTTACTACATCAGAAAGTAGGTGGCTTAGCTTCTCTACTAGTTCGACTTTGCGTTCCATTTGTTATACCTCGGGTTCGGCTAGCGGGATTGGCGGTTGAGCAGGTGGAGGAGTTCCTTCTACTACAGGAACCGCCCCTGGGCCGCCTCCCTCTAGAAGTTGTTGAATGTCTGGTGTCATCGGAGCTGGGTTATTCGCCTGAGACCTAGCTCGGACTAGATCCATAATTTCCGGGGAAACAGCAGCAAGCATGGACTCGGTAAACTCTGGAGTAATCATACCCTTGCTAATGACCAAACGTAGTCCAAGTTCTTGAGGGCTTGGAGCATCTTGGTCTGAGAATCCGTGAGCACGTCTCCAAGTGTCGTAGCTGACGGCCATCTTGTCAAAGCCCATGTCGGCATCTGATGCACGGTCGTTACGAGTTGCAATCTGGCTTGGGTCATACCAGATGTGTACTCGCTTAACATCTGCTTCAGCGTAGCCATTTGCAACTAGGTATGGACGCAAATAGACAACAGTCAGTGCGTCAGCAATGAGAAGCATCAACGGCTCGATGTGAGCCTTGTAGAGGGCTTCATCGATCTGAAGAGCGTTAGAGTACTTAACGTTAGCAAGACCTGTCACGACGTCTTTAGGGACGTCTAGACCCTGCATGATTCGCTCTAGTACACGGTCAGCACGCTGAACAAGTGAAGCATCAAATGAACGCTCAAACTTGAACTGCTTGATCTTGTCACCAAGCTCTGCTGGACCGCGAATGATTAGCGGCACGACAGCTGATGCTGAATCTTCGTCCTTAATCGGAGTTGTCATCGCATCGATGAGCTGGTCTTCAAAGTCGTCGGCAGCCTCTTCTGGGTTGTACTGCTCGTTGTAGTTACCATCTTCATCGTAAGGGTAGTCTGGGTCTGGAGACGCAGCTACTGATAAACCATCTGGTAAGTAGAGAGCGCCAGCGTTCAGACGGGAACGCGCCGTCGCACGGAATGTGCGGTTGAGTAGAAGTAGTTCCGCACATAGGTCAAGTAGACCACGTAGCGAGCTGTCGGATTCTTGGGAGTAGCGAGGGTGAGCCTTCCAAACGCGTCCGATAAACGCATCATTTGGAAGTTTGATAGCACCCTTACCAGCTGACATAGCCGAAGGAACACCGCCACCAACTTCACGACGAGGTTGAATAATGTAGTTGCCCTTAGAGTCAACCTGTAGTTCGTCAACAGAACGAATGTCCCAACTCTCCGGAAGACCAGAGCCAATACGCTCTGGAACCTGAACAAGGTAGCACTCACCAGTAACCTGAAGATTAAGAGCACAGTCCTTTAGCAAACCAGACTGGCCTCCATAAGCAGAGTCAAGACGAGCAAGAGCACGCTTTGCTGCGGCAGCTAGCTGAGGGTCGATTGTGTTTGACTTATCTACTGAAACAGGAGACTCGGCTGGGTCATCTACAACAGCAACGTAAAGACGTATCCGAGATACGACAGACGCAACAAGATTGAATGCATACTTAACTTCTCCAATTGAATCGTAGTATTCCCATGCTTCGGTTTGCCAGCTGGATGAAGCAGACTGACGGCGGGATTTAAAAAGCTCGGCTTCGCCTCTGTCACCAATTTTGATTTGAGCAGCTGCTGCAGTAAGCGGACGAGGAGCATTAAAGGCAACGGGCTCGGCGTAAACAAGTCCAAAAGAGTCTACTGAAATGCCAGGGGCAACTGGAGTAGCAGTTCGTGGTGCGGATGCACGCAAGCCGGTGGCAGATCTACGTCTCGGCTGGTCTGCGTTCTTTTTAAAAATTCCCAAAGGGGGCTCCTAGGTTTAGCGATTCGCCAGTAGACCAATAATTGCAGATATGGACAGTACTAATGATACCACATATACAATTACTGGGACTAGTAGGTAAGCAAGGACAAAAGCGATTGATACATAAAATCCAGTACACCAATCGCAAGTGATTAGATATCCGAAACCCTTAGATGGAGGGAATCTTTTCCAAATTCTCTCTCTAACAGCTTCAAAAACTACGTCAGTCGTAATTACACGAGTAACTCTAAACGCAGCTAACGCAAGTATTACAAAAGTCAACGGCTCCAGTAGCATTATCTACCTTTCAAAGTGTTTAGAGTGCGAGTAGGGTTCCAACTTCTAAGTCTAGACCCACATCCACAGTTCTCGTCTCGCTTGAAAGCCAGCATTTTTCCACTTTTAGTTAAAATTTTGCTTTCACCAGGGCGATTCTTGATAAAAACGTCATATTCTTCTTGAAATATGATCTTAGCACCCTCTGGCGAATCTACAGCGACAATAATTAGATCTTCATCCACCACTATTCGGCATTTGTCGACCATAAATGCCTTTTCGGTAGGCGGAACTACCCTAATTTGGTCCAAATCTTCAAGTAAACCGGGTGCAGCGGCCACTAATACGGCTGGAAATAGGTCAAAAAGTATTTTCATCGGATTTTAAACACGCTTCCGCCTCGATTAGTGATTCCAGGAATTTTTCTGTCTCCCATGCTCTTTGCACGGATTTTTCCGCCAGAAAAACCAGGAGGTGGCTTAATTAATAGTGCAGTAAGGGCGTGAACCAGTGCGTCAACGCGGTCAGGAGACTTTCCTTCACCTGGAATCCAAGTAATCATCTGAGTTTCGAGGTCAGTTAGTGCGTGACCTACGTGGTGAACACGTTCCTGCTGATACGCCATAGTAATTGGCTCTGCACGAAGCTGTTTACCTTGCTTGGAGTGGACTTCGAGGACCTTAATGGTTGGATCGATTGTGTTGATGGCGTTTCTTACGAGTGCTCCACCCTGGTTTACTTCAGCGATAACCGGGCAGCCCCACTTACGAGCCATCTTTACAACTTGGTTGGCCCAAACATCGGGAGAACCATGAATAGAGGCGTCTTCTAAGACCCAAGCGTTGCGTTTATAGAGGTCATGCTCTGCACTCGAACCAACAACAACAATTCCACATTCGTCTCGCGGGTTTTCAGCAACAGACGGGTCGACTCCAATACAGCGAAGAGGTGTTGAGGTGGGCATGTAGAGCTGGCGTCCAGCTTCAATAATTTCTTCTGTCCACATTGCTCCTTCCATGGCCTCAAGCATTTCACCATAAAGCTCTTGACGGGCTAGGGCAGTTCCTTCGTAAACGCCGAGCATTGTATCTAGGTAGGAGCCGGAAAGGTTTCCAGCGTTGTCCATAGTAGAACCTTTGGTAATGACGACTCGGTCAGTACGGGATTCTTCAATAAGTTTGTAGAGAAGCGGAGTGCGCTTCGGAGTAGTGGTAACTAGAATCTTTGGCTGAGCACCAAGACGAGTACCAACACGTAAGTTATCAAACGCGGTCATACCTGCGGCATCAGGAGTTTGTCTCCACGCAGCAATCTCGTCACCCCATGCGTGGGTAAACTGCGGACCACGCAAACCGTCAGGTTCGTCAGCTGTGAAGAGCGATGCAACGTTTCCGTTGGGCCAGGTTAGGCGTCGCTTAGAAGGCTCGTAGAGTGGACGTTCGCTAGGAGGCGTGACATTCATAATGCCAGATTCACCTTCAACAATAACGTCACGAACGTCGGCTGCTGTACGAGCAACTAGTGCGAAACGACGTTGGCCGGTATTGGTATACCTAGCTTGCTCACGAACCCACTCAGACGCAAGTCTTGTTTTACCAAAACCACGTCCAGCAAGTACAAGCCAGATATTCCAATCCCCTGGGGGAGCCTGCTGTTCAGGTCGGCCCCAAACAGACCAGTCCCACATTAATGCTTCTGGATCCATTCCAGCTAATGCAGCATACTGCTCCTCTGGTGGCAGAAGAGCAATCTGCTCCATAATAGATTTACCCATAGGGCTATTTTACCCTACTTTAGGCGGTTCTCTTGAACGATTGGGGTGTAGACCTTCGAAGTTGCAGTTACAGGTTGCTTGTAGCCGTAGCGGACCAAGCGGAAACGTAGAGCACCATGAGTAACTCCTAAACGCTTTGCAAGTCGGTAAAGAGTTACACCTTCAACAACGTGAGCGTGATTTAGAAGGGCTGTGTACTCTTCTGCCTCTGCGCGATACTTCTTACCGTTCGAGCGAACCTGCTGAGCGTACGGCTGAAGTTCAAGCAAGCGCTTAAGAGTCTCCGGAGTCGGCTCGATGTAAACAGGCTTAGCCTTCTCTGGCTTTACTGGTGGCTCTGGAATCTCAACTGGAACGGATACTCCAGCTGAGCTAGGAGCAAGAGCAATCTGTCTCACGCGTTCACGGGTGATGTTAGAGGCTGCAGAGATTGCTTCCAGTGTCCAGCCAGCTGAACGTAGAGAACGAATCAATGTGTCTCGGTGGTCGTTGTTGGATAGACCTTCAAACTCCTCGTAAATGTACTGAGGGAGCATCTGGTTCTTTTTAATAAATGTAGTTGTCATAATCGTCACTTTACAGGTTATCTTTCGGTTTTGTCAAATTAGCTTTTGCGTGCACGTCGAGCTGGTCCACGCATATACGGTGGGTCAACTTCTCGTAACTGAATTTTGTAATCTTCTATTTCATTGTCAGTAATAACAGTTGTGTCTACAACATTAATTGTTGTCTTGATAAAACTGAACATTTTTTGGACTTCATTAACTGAGCTATCCATTCCACAGCTGATCTCTACAATGCAGTCCGCCATGTCGAATAGTCCGGTTTGGTGCAGCGAATCTCTTAGCTCGTCAAAATTCTCGACTCTAAGGGTTACGTTCTTTGATGTCATGTTTCTCCTATTTAGTTGTGGTTTTATTTTTAATCTTCGAAATCGTAATCCAGGTCGTCAGCAGACGAATCTGTACCACTTATAAAAACTATAGCAATTGCAGCTAGCGCTGTCAAGCCGAGTGCGACGGCAGACGTGACAACCAGTCCGATGCCGATATAGATAAGTGTTTCTGGCATCTCTACTCCTTAGATGCTAGTAGTGCTAGAGGCACTGCAGAGAGTGCCAGGACGGTTGAGTTGAAGATAACGGCCGCTACTACTAAAGCAACGGCGGCAACAGTGATCCAAGAGATGGAACGAAGCCAAAGGATGAAACGTGTCATTTTTCTTTCTTGTCTTTTGGAAGAACCACCCCGAGCAGAGGTTGGAGTTGAGCCTCTTTCTTCTGCTCGGAGCGGATCTTTAGTAAATTCCAGATACTGTAAATGTTAGGCGCAACTAGGAGTAGAACAACAGTTGCGATTACCAATACAGTTTGAGATGTCATAGTTGAATACTAGCACACTAATTTTGCAGCTGAGGGAGAATTCGTGTATATGTGACACGAGCACCCCAATTCTCTTTTACAACTTCTTTAACTGGTTGAATCACTGTACGCATGCCGTGTCGGTAAGCGTGGATCATTTTGCCATTGCCTAGGTAAACTCCAACGTGGAATGAGCGCTCGCTACCTTTGTGGTAGAAAGCCACAACATCGCCAGGGATTGGGTGTTTTACTTTTTCGCCAGAATTGGCTTGGGCATTGGCTCGATGTTCTAACTCGACACCAACTTGCTCATACGTCCAGCGTACGAGACCGGAGCAGTCCCACCCTCTCGGGGTTGCACCAGAGAAAACGTACCAGGTTTGACCTGCATACTTTTTCACTTTTTTAAGAGCTGCCTTGAGCTTTACTTGATTGGTCATCAGCTTCTTTATGTGAAGCTCATGCTTTTCTAGCATTGTCTGGGCGGCTCTATGTTTGTTTAATGTATCCATTAATGAGTACTTTACAGTTTTTGGTTTTGACACAACAACTGTAGAGCTGGGTGCGGTTTCATGCGGTAGAGCATTAGCAGCTGATGCTGCACAACCTGCGAGGGTCAACACAATTGCAGATGATATTGACACTAGTTTGTTTTTCTTTTTCATTTAGCGACCTTACCTTTCATTTCTTTAGTACTGGGGTCGTTTA